TTTTGTTCTTCCATTTTTCGATTTTCCTCTGCAACATGTTCTATCACTAAACCTACATAGATTTCTCGTTCCCATGGCATCATGTTTTCTAACTCTGTTAAAGAGTATTTATGATGTTGCATGAGTGCAAAATTACTTTTAAAGTAACTTTTTAGGCTCTCATGAGAGAGCCCTATACTAAAAAACTTTGTAATCCTTGTAAAAGAACTTCACCTTTAACTTTAGTTTCTGGGTTTGTAACCTCTACTACATGTCTTAATTTTGGCATGCTTTCAAAGAAATCAGATATATTTTTAAATTGTTCTGTATTTAATGAATCAATAAATTCTGTTAATTCTTTAGAACTCATATCTACTTTATTGTATATATCTTCACCGTAATGTATTTCTTTTACACAATTTTGTATCATATCAAACATAACTTCTGTTTGATTTTTATTGTTTGTGTTTTGAAAAGAATTTAAAAGTGGGTAACCAAACACTATTTTAACATTATCAGTTATTTCTACAATATTTGAGTGACTGTCTGTCATAGTACATTCTATATCTTCAAGATTAAGTGTTACATTTACTTTTGTTTTTTCATCATCTGGGCAAGTTACTTTTACTTCTGTTTTCTCACCAACTGATTTACTTCTTAATTTTAAAAAAATATATTCTGCATCAAATAGTGGACACACTTTTGGGTCTACTTTATCAAAAGTACAATCTTTGATAAGTTGGCTCATTGCATCAATAGTTTCACTATCGCTGTTTGATTCTTGTGCCATCAACAATGTTTTTTGTTCTTTCACTAGGAAAGGTCTATACTTAATTTCTTTACCTGTTGATGGTAGGGTTAAGGTATAAGTTTTGGTTTCAAGCTTAGGTAGGGCCATGATTTTTCACTCCGTAATTTTAAAATAATTTTCTCAATACTTTAGGTATATTATTTATAAGGGTTCTTTCTACTTGATTAGCAAGAACACCTTGTAATCTTTCTAATAATGGTTTTGGTAAATCTGCTTCATCTGTTAAGTTTCTCCAATATCTATAACTAAAAGATACATCACAAGTTTGTGGCGTAGTTGCAGGTATTGCATCTAACTGTTGTGCAGCTATCGTTTTTGGAAAACATTCTACTAACTCAACACCATATCTTCTATTATCTCCTCTATCTAAACTATAGATTTGAATCTTACCAACATAGTCATCATAATATTGCATTGCCCATGTATTTGGGTCATATGATAATCTTTGCCAAGTTTCAAAGAATTGTTTTTCTTTGTAGTTACTTGACTGATAAAAGTTTGCAGTAATTTCAGCAAAAGAAAATCCATTTACTATTTCTCTTGTTGGGCCATAAATATTTGTATCGGCCACTGTGTCTAAATTCCTGCCAGGAAATTCAATTTTGTTACATTGCATAGACATATCTCTTTGTTCACCTCTACCAATATTACCAAACATAATTTGAGAAAAAAGATTTGCTCCTTGCCCCGAACTACCTGAACCTCTAGTACCTGATGGTGGAAAAAATAATACTTCGTATCTAGAAGGTAATGCAATACCCTCATCATCTTTTATTGGTGCAAGTATTTCATTAATTGCAAGTGCTGCCGTAGCTTCTACAAATTGACTTAAATCAGCCATTATACTAGTCCTCTTGATTTTGCAAATATATGACTGTCAGATTGTTTCTTAAATTTCTGTACAGGTAATAGTGTTGCAATCATAAATTCATCTGCTTCTACTTTTCTAAACTTAGACCTAACATTTCCTGCAAGATATCTTTTTAGACAAGGTTTAATTAAGTTTACATTTTTTAACTTACTATAATCTGCATTTAACCTTGTAGATTCATCAAACTTGTTATTGTTACTATAATCCACTAATCTATCTAATAATCTAATTCTCATAGGCATTGATAGATAGTGTAAATTAATTCCTAAGAAACCATTGTTGTATTCTTCAATGGGTAATACTAAAGGAAATGTATCATAGTATGGTAACTTATCTTTTAGTTTAGGATTATATACAAACATATTTAGTAGACCAAAGGTGGGTCTTGATGTTCTTTTACCATCACGAATCAAATCTGAGGAACTTGGTGTTCCAAACTCTTTGATTTTTTCACGAAACCATTGAGTTGATTTAGGTCTGCCACCTGCAGCATCTAAGACACTTTGAATGTATTTACTTTTTGCCATACATGTATTTATAAGGATTGTATAGAATCATACAAGAAAAGTGCCCCTAGAGATAGGGGCACTCGATAGGTTTACTCAGCTAGTTTTTCAAAGTATGCTAATGTATCATCTTCCTCAACCACTGGTGTTTCCACTCTTGTAGTTGCAGGTTTTGTATCAACTTTAGCAGCTGCTACAGGAGCATCTTCCATTGTATCAGCAACATTACCAACTTTTACAGTACCAGAAAGTACTGCGTCTAGTCTGGTTCTTAACTCATCATAAGATTTAAAGTTTGATGGTGCAGTATACTCTGCAAGAGAGTACTGCGATTGCCAAACTTTATCTGCTGCTTCATCATCCTCAAATAGTTTAGATGTATCTTCAAACTCTGATTTATCATAGTTCCAATAACCATCTACTTTTCTGATTTTTAATTTGAAGTTAGCACCTTCCCAAAAATCAAATGGGTTGATTGCCTTTTCATCTTCAAACTCAGGTGACATTGCTGCAGTTAACTTATCAAAGATTTTCTTTCCGTAACGGAACAAGAATACTTTACCTTCATTCTCTGGGTGTTTCGTATCACTTACTACATAAATATTTGAGAAATATTGTAATTTTCTTTTCTGTTTACGAGCTATCTCTTTGTCAGATTCTAAACCTGTATTCCACAATGCTGTATTGTGTTCTGATACAGGGTCTTTCTGATTGAGTGTTGTAAGAGAGTTCTCAATATACCATTGACCTGTTGGGCCTTGAAATGCATGATTCCAAACTTTTGCCCATGGCAAGTCCTCACCTTGAACAGCAGGTAAGAAACGAAGTACTGCATAACCATTACCAGACTTATCTAGTTCAGGTTTCCACAATCTTTCATCTACGTATGATTTTTTCTCTTGGGGTTTGGTTTCACCTTTAGCTGCGTCAAGCAACTTATTCAGCGAACCACTACTTTTTAGACTATCTAAAGACATCTTATTTTCTCCTTTCGTATGTTATCGTATGTTAATTTATATATCTTTACTACATAACTATTTATATTAGTTATTCTGGCCATTATACTAGGTGTTACAAACTTTGTCAAGGGCTTCATATGAAATACTTTTAACATTATTGCATTCTAGTGGTTTTTTCTCAGAATCAACAACCCAGTAGAATTGTGTATCTTCGAAATTCTTAAATGTGGTAATTAATTGACTCACCCATTCATCAGTATTAAATCCTTTTGAATCAGCTGGTAAATAATTATCTGTTCCTTTGTATATGTTATTAAGGGGTTCATCAGAATCACTTAGGTCAAATCCTAACATGTATACTTCATCAGCACCATTTTGACAAGCTAGATGTATTGCAGTTGTTCCTGCACACCAATTTTTGGGGCTCTCTATGTTTTGAATTTTATCTTTATCTTCTAACCATGTAATGTAAATACCTACATTTTTAAAACATTTTATTTTTACATCTTCTTTATCTAAATATGGAAATTTTGTTATCATTTCTTCATAATTTTTTTCGGCAGTTTCTCTTTCTTTTCCTTGAACCACACAATTTTTTCTATCATACCAACCATAACCACTATTATTATTTCTTTTAGGTGTTTCATGTATGTCTGTTGGTCTATAATTTACCTTTAAAAACCCTGGGTCAAAACCTTCTAATACAGACCAGTCTGCAAACCAACTATTTTTTTTAATTGGATAACCAGACTTGTATATTTCTTGTTGTATTTCATAATCAATAGCAACTAGATTATCAACTTTACAATCTCTGTATATTGCATTACAACCCCATGTGGTAAAACCTTTATAAGATTTTGTTATATCCCAACCACTTCTAGATTCTCCATTTCCATAAATTAATGCTTTCATAAATTTGCCTCAATATACATATCATAAATTGTTAATACCCAATCTGTGTAAAGATGATAATGCATAATGCCAGACAACATAATAACTGAACCCACTATGTTGACAGTAATCAATGACCAGTCTTTCCACATTGTACCTACTATTAACCAACCTGATATACCTATAAATTGAAAGTACATATTGTATGGGTACATGTTCATGGCTGTAGTTGTTGCACCCACAATTAGAACTATACTTGAAAACCATTTTATATACCAGTCTAATTGTCTATCTGTATTCATACCATTAACTCTTTTAGTATTAGTTTAAAACTCTTAGTATCAAATTTAAGAAAGGATGTATAATTGTTCATAAGCTTGTAAACATCTTTCCATACATAATCTTCTTCAAGTTTAATATTCCACACTTTATGAAACTGTAATATACTATCAAGTATAACCATACTTTCTAGTGATACTCTTTTACCAAGATATTCTTTTAATAGTTTGGGATGTTTGTTTTCAGAAACTGCAATTAAATCTTTGTCTATTATAGATTCAATCTCTGATTTAAATGTATAACTTAAACTCTGTATCTTTTTTTTCCAATGTACATAATTATCTTCATCAAACTTACCAACCCAACCTTTCGGGTGTATTAGGAAGTTAGCTAATAAATAATCTTGTATATCATCTTTACTTTTATATTTTCTTGTTAATTTAACAAAAAATATTCTATCATTCCTTTTATAGAATGAATCTCTTGACACTTTAGATTTTCCGTTGTACTTTACAAAGTCATAATCACTTTTGTCAAAATGTGCCTTCATGGCACAATACATTAAATACGCATCTATTGGTTGCATTACATAGGTAACTTTGCTACTTTAGGTAAATAGTTTAATTCTATTGCATTTGCTTCTATCTTTTCTTTTAAACTTTTAGTTAATAGTTTTGCTGTGGTTACAGGTTCAATACCCATCTGTTCACAATAGATTGATATTGCTTCCAAGTGTGTACATCTTTTTTTAAAAGCAATCTTTTCTATTTCTAAAGAAAATGAAAAGATTGC